GGGATGCGGTGGTCTTGCGTGGGCTGACCCGCAGCGGTCCAGCCATTCACCTGGCCATCCTTGCCGCGCATGGCGGTCGAGGATCCGTCGGCACGCAGGTGCGTTTCTTGGCCAGCGAACTTGCAGGGCACCGTCTTGTTGGGTTTGCGTGTCTGGCGGTTGAAGTGGAAGATGAATTCAAAGCTGGGCGCCAGGCGTCCTTGCCAGTCGCCGGGCATCCCTGGCCCCTGGTCCCAGACGTACCAGGCAAAGCGCCGCCAACCCTGCGTCCGCATCCATTCCAGCCACTGGTCCCAATATGGGATGAACTCGTTGTCGCGGTGGATCAGACCCAGATTGACCAGCACCTGACCGTCGGCAGCCATGGGCACTTGCGCAAACACGCCGCGCATCAGGCCATCCCAGTCGGAAATGCCACCGGAGGTGTAGTCGCGCTGGTTGCCGTAGGGCGGCGAGGTGAAACACAGGCTGGCCTGCTCACCCTGCATCAGGGATGCGACCACGGAGGGATCGGACGCGTCGCCGCAGATCAGGCGGTGCGGGCCCAACTGCCAGACATCGCCCGAGCGAGAGATAGGCTGCTTGGGTGGTTCGGGGACGTCATCGTCCTCATCGCTACCTGGTTCGTCTTCAGGACCTTGGCCATCCGAATCATCGATGTCAGCCAGCATCTGGGCCAGTTCGTCATCGTCAAAGCCGGTGAGCAGCATGTCGTAACCGGCTTCAGACAGCTCCGCCATTTCGAGCGCCAGCAGCTCCTCGTCCCACCCGGCGTCTAACGCCAGGCGGTTATCGGCAATCACATAGGCGCGCTTCTGCGATGGACTCAGGTGCCCCAGTTCAATGACCGGGACTTCTGCCAGTTCCAGCTTGCGCGCAGCCGCCAGGCGACCGTGGCCGGCGATGATGCCGCTCTCCCCATCGACCAGGATGGGTTGTGTCCAGCCAAACTCCACGATGCTGGCTGCGATCTTGGCAATCTGGGCTGGCGAATGCGTGCGCGGATTGCGCGCGTATGGCAGCAGCGCATCGATCGCGCGATATTCGATCTGCAGGTTTGGCGTCATGGAATTGAAAAACCCGCCGAGCGTTGCCGCCGGGCGGGTGAGAAATATTCAGGGGGTGGTAACTGTCAGGGGCGGTGGTAACCACAGGCCGGTAACCTGGTCGGGTGGTAACCTGTTTTTCAGGGCAGTCGCTATCGAAATCTCGCGCTGTTGCCCCCCGCATTACTATTTGGCCAGGAAGGACCCGTTGATTTCCTCAGGTGCGAGGTGTTTTTGAGCCCCTCATGCATCGCTGCACTTCTGTCCTGACCATAGCTGAAACTGTACGCCGAAATGGGCCTTCATGCTGCATTCGGATCTGGGCACATTCTTCGCTCTGAGCCGCATTGATCGCAGGCATTACCCGCAATCACGTCAAAACACGCCAAAACACTTTCTCGCGCGTGGCGTGTGACACCACCAGGGCTTAGGTGTCCTCGCTGTCCATGTGCCGTGGCAAGTCCATTGCACCGTGCAGCACGCGGATGACCAGCACGTCGGGCGCATCAGGTCGGTAAAGGATGACGTAGTTGCCGAACGGACAGGATCGGATGCCGTCCCCAAGTTCGGGGCGCGCGCGATACGCCAGTGGAGATTTGCCGACCTTCTGGCACTGCGCACGAATGTCCTGGATGAATGTCAGGGCGCGGGCCGGGTTGTCCTGGGCGATGTAGTCACCGATCTCCTCCAGGTCCGTCTCGGCCAGTGGGGTAAACAACACACCCATTACCGACCTGCGCTGGAAGCCTGTTTGCGGTATTTGGCTTCCAGCCGATCAAAGACCTGATCACCGGGAATGCTGCGGCCACTGGCCAGGCCGGCAGCAATCGCGGCCTTCATGGCCTCCAGTTGCAGCTCCGCCTGCTTCTGCTGATCTTCGAGCAGGCGCAGTCCTGCACGGACCACTTCACTGGCATTGTTGTAACGTCCGGACTCGACTTGGTCGCGGACGAAGGTCTCGAAATGGGAACTGAGTGCGACGCTGGTGGGCATGGCCATCTCCTAACAATTAATAACTGTTATTTGACCGTAGCCACCCCCTTCCTGTCAAGACAGGGCACCAGTTCGGTTGAGTTGATGGGCCACCAACTCCATGACCCGGTGCCAGCGCCGCGACGCGGTGTTGCGGTCACAGGCGAAGCGTCTGCCGATCTGCTGCCACTCGTAGCGGTTGGCGCGCATCCAGACCAGGTGCCGCTGCTCCAGATCCAGCCACTGCACCCAGCGCATGGTCTCGAGCATCCGCTCCACGGCTTGTGGGCTGGGAGGCATGGACCGGTACACCCGTTCGGGGTCGGGATAGCGCTCAGGCACCTGCATGGCCAGCGTCATCCAGGGGTTGAAGTAGCCAGCGGGACGCACGCGTGGCAACTTGTGTGCGGTCTCGGCAGCTTCTGCGAACCGGGCCGCCACGGCATCAGCCGTCCATTGAGTCATGAGCTCAGCCATGGCGCTTGCCTCCATCCCCGTACAAGCGTTCGCCCAGACGGCGCACAAACTGCTTTTCGATCCAATCCAGGCGCTCGTCCTGTTCCGACACCACCAGGATGTGGTCATTGCGCCAACCCTCGCGTTTGACAGCGTCAAGGTCGGTCGTTATGGGCTGCATGTTGCCCAGCGGGCAGCGATAGCGGTATTGAGGCACTTTCATGTCACACCCCCTCGGTGGCCATCTCACGGGCCAGGTACAACAAGGCAATGGCGTCGGCCTCGTTGTCGTCAGTCGGGGCATGGCCACGGGCACGAACGGATGCCACCATTTCGTCCTTGCTGGCGTTGCCCTTGCCGGTTGCGTGCTTCTTGATCGTGCCGACAGGGATGCCCTGGTAAGGAATCTGGTGGTGCTCGCACCAGGCCGTCAACTGGCCCATAAAGCCGCCGTAGGCATGGGCAGCGTCGACACCGACGTGGCGGCGGACTTCTTCAAAGACCACCTGATCGATGCCGTCATTGCACTGATTGATGTCGGTGAGCCACCGTTTGAACCGCAGGAAGCGCATGCCGCCGCCTTCGAAGCGTTGCGGTTTGAAGGATTGGCTGCCACTGCTGATGCTGCCGTCGCGGCAGGCCACCGCCCAGCCCGTGGTGGTGCCCAGATCGAGGGCGAGGATGGTTGTTGTGTTCATTGGTCACTCCATGTGTTTTTGGGGTCGGGTGACCGAAGGTGACCCGTCTATCGTTAACGCCTCACGCGGGCGTACGCGCGCGGTAGGAAGGGATAACGATTTGCCGGTCACTTTCGGTCACCCATAGGGTTCAGACGATGGGTTTCAGTCATCGCGATAGGGCATGTAGCCACTCATTTCGCGGGGCTTGAGCGACAGACCAGACAGGGCTTTCGCTCCGCCATGCAGGCGTGTGCGTGCAAAACCACGGTTGATGAGTTGCTGGGTCAGCCAGCGGCTGGTGCCCACGTATTCACCGCGTCGCTCGGCCCGTTCGCGCCAGCGCTGGTAGATCGCAGAAATCGCTTCGCGCGCCACGGCCGACTGTTGACAGTCCTCATCCAGAAACTCGCCAATGGCGTCTTCCTCTTCGAAGTACTCGTCCGTGGCGTCCAGCACTTGCTGCGGTGGATCCAGTCGCCCCAGGCGTTGCCAGGCGAGACACCCTTCCAGTGCCCACGCCAGGATGCCGTCACGCTCAGCCAACAGCTTTTGCTGCAGGTGCTTGTCGCGTTTTTCCGGCGGCACGGTGATCGTGAACGGGATCAGGTGCAGCCGCCGCTTCATGGCCTCGTCGATGTTGCGAATCGCTGGTTTGTGATTACCCGCCACAAAAAGCTTGAAGTGCGGGAAGAACTCGAAGAAGTCCTGTCGCATGAAGCGCGCCGCGATCTTGTCGCCCCCGGTCAAGTTTTTGACCTTGGACTCAGCCCAGCGCCGGCCCTGCTCAGTTTCAATGGCAGCCACAAAGCGTGCACCGCGCAGGCCTGCCATATCGGTTGGGTGACGGTCGGTGCGCGTTTCCATGAATGTGTCCATGGGCGCGTTGGTGGCGTAGTCGCCCAGGATGTCGGCCAGCGTGTTAACGAACACCGACTTGCCGTTGGCACCGGTGCCGTACAGGAAGAACAATGCGTGCTCGCGGGTGGAGCCGGTCAACGCGTAGCCCACCATGCGCTGCAGGTAGTCCTGCAGGTTCTGGTCGCCGCCGGTCACGTCATTCAGAAACGAGCGCCACTGGGGGCACTCACCGCGCGGCGTGGCCGTGGTGATCTTGGTCATGCGGTCCGCACGGTCGTTGGCGCGCGTGCGACCGGTCTTGAGATCGACCACGCCACCGGGGGTATTGAGCAGCCATGGGTCAGCATCCCACTCATCGGTGGTTGCGGCATGGCGACGATCCGCACGGGCCAGACGCTCCACTCCACCCACGGTGCCAGAACTGGCCAGCTTGGCGGCAACCTTGCGATCCTCCGCACGCAATGCAGTCTGACGGCACACGCTGCGGATCAGATCGGTGGCGGCGAGCGTGTCCTCATTGCGCCAGCGTTGTCCGTCCCACACCAGCCATCGACCCCAGGCGGCCACGTAGCGCCAGTCGCGGTGGTAGCGGCGGGTGAAGGCCAGCGCCAGCGCATCCTCCGTGCCCCACACCGACTCGTCACTGCTGACCACCGGTTCCGCATCTTCAGCCACGGCGTGGATCTGCATGCGTGGTCCATGCACGAGAAAGGACGCGACATCAAAGCCTTCGGCAATGGCGTCGGCCGCATCCCAACCTTCAGCGGCTTCCTGGGGCGGATACAGGATGTGGCAGGACCTGGCACCGGCGTCCAACACCGCCTGCGCAGCATTGGCCGCATACTCCCAGCCCGGTTTATCGCGGTCGGGCCAGATCAACACAGCCTTGCCTTCCAAGGGCGTCCAGTCGGTCTTGTCGACCGGGGCATTGGCGCCGTGCATGGCCGTGGTGGCGGCAACGCCAGCATTGATCAGCGCCTGCGCGCACTTCTCGCCCTCAACCAACACGACTTGAGCGGCGTCCTTCATCCCCGGCTGGTTGTACAGCGGCCTGGGGTCGGGAGGCGCAATCTTGCGTCGCTTGACGTCCCATGGGCGGAATTCCTTCTTGCCACCAGGCGGGTCGTAGCGGTAGACGATGGCGATCAGATGCCCGGCTGCATCGAAGTAGTCCCACTTGGCCGTGGCTGGGCCCAGATCGTCGAGCGGAGCCTCTTTCTTCTTGGTCTTGCGCGACGTGGCAGCAGGAGCCTGGCCAAGCAGGTCGGCAGCGTGTTGCATCACGCGGGGGAAATCTGTGTGTGCATCGACACTCAGATACGCAGCGATCAGATCGAAGATGTCACCGCCATCACCGGTGGCACGATCAGTCCACAAACCGGCCTTCTCGCCATCGAGAACGACCTCCAGACTCTCGCCGGGGCTGCCCAGCACATCGCCGATGAGGAATTTGCCCTTGCGCTTTTTGCCAGCCGGGAACAGCGTGGCCAGGATGGAATCCATTCGTGCGACGAGATCGGTGCGCAAGGATTCACGAGTCACGCCAGGATCGGGTGGCAATTCGGCAGGGGCGTCATTGAAGTCAAGCATGCGACTTGCCTCCTTGCTGCTCCAGCCAATCGATCAACTCCTGGAGCTTGAAGCGCACCAGCTTGCCCACGCGGTAATGCGGCACGCGCAAGCGATTGCGCTCACTGGGGTGGGTCAGCAGGTACGTGGGGATGTTCAGACAATGCGCGGCCTCGCGCGCATCGACCAGACGCTCACCCAAGACGTCTTGCATGGTGGGAATGTTCATGTGGGGCTCCTCCAGCACCGGTCCTGCCATGGGCACATCCGGCACTCGAAATGGGTGGATTCATGGAATGCGCGGGGCAGCAACTCCCCGGAATCGGTGGCGGTGATCACCTTGACAGCGCGATCGGACATGCGCTGCGCCAGTACCGCATCAAAGGACACGAGTTCGGTGTAGATCTCCATGGTGTCGGCGTTGATCGCCGTGAAGAGCGCCGGGTGCTCGTGCAACTCCAGGTAAGCCTGATAGAGCACCACCTGGGCGTGGTAGATCGGCTTGGCAATCGCCAGCTTGTGCTTCTCCAGATCGCGCCAGGATTTGTTGCCCAGGCACTTGCACTCCCACAGAGCGGGGTACTGGAAACCATCGGGGCCGGCGACGATGACGCCGTCGACATGGCCCTTGAGCCGCCCGCCTGCTGCCGAAAAACCAAACTGGTCGCCGTCGGCTTTGCGGGTGCGCAGATCAAACCCGGCCTCGCGCAGCCACATGACCATGCAGTCCTCCATCACGTGCCCGCGCTCGAAGATACGAAGGATGCGTCCCGAGGTGTCACGGCCAGGATCGACCGGGGCCTTGGCGAATTCGTACTGGAGCGCGCGTTCACACGAAGACCCCAGCCGGGATGCACCCAGGTATGCCCGGGGCGTTTGTTTGGCGCGCTGTCGCTGCATGCCAGCGTCGAGTAACGCCTCCAACTGGCCAGAGACACTCGCCGAGGAGTTGAAGTCGATCATGACTTTCTCCCCTTCGCCGGTTGCGGGTGTGACGTTTTTGCCTTCGGCTCTTCCCAAGGCATGTCGTCCTCGAGATCCGCGAACGGGTTGGCCAACGGATCTGGCGTCGGTGGCATGCCACGCACCGGGGGAAACTTGGTGGCTTCATGGTGCGCCGCCATGGCGTCCGTGTAGCAGGTGACGATTGCATCAATCACACGCAAGGCTTCGGCCTCTGCGTAATCACCCAGCGGCTTGGCAAAGCCAATCTCGCCAGCCGCTTCGCCAAAGGCCTTGAGACATTGGCGCATCGCTGCGCGTTCAACATCAGAAGCGTCGATCATCTCGACCTCCTGGTTGAACTTGTGCGCATGAACCCAGTTGCCGTACATGGAGTGGAACGCGTCCTGGCAGCGATGGGAACAAAACACCCAGTCGATGGGATAGCGCCGGGGGTTGCCGGTGCCATACCGGTTGTCGGTATGGCCGTACCCCCGGGCCTGTCGTGAGCAGACCCAGCATTTCATTCCCCCCTCACTGTGCCCAGGCCGGCTTGCCGGACACTGCGGAGCGCCCAACCGCTGCAGGTGAGACTGCGGGTGGGACTGCGGTTGGGACCGTGGATGAATGTGCGGTCGGGGCTGCGGTTGGGGTCCCAGCCGTACGGTTGGGGATAAATCCCGTGCCATTCATCAAGGCGGCGTACTCGGGCTCGCCCGGCTCGACGGCCATCTTGACCACGTTCTTGGCTTCTCCGCGACCGTCCTTTTCTACATCGATGCGGGCGACGAACTCCAGGCCATCGAGTTCATGAAAGCCCTGGATGCGGCGGGCGGCGGCGGCCTGTGGGGTGTTGTCGTCGGGCCGGACGTTGCGGGCCGAGTTCAAAGCAGCGCGCACGAAGGTGCGACCCATGTTGCCCCAGGTCGGGCCCTTGGGGCTTTGCAGACCGATGTTGGACCACAGCTTGCGCTTGGCAAATTCACCTTCGAGCACCACGAATTCGGCTGCCAGAAAGATGCTGCCGGTGTCGAAGCTCTGTGTGGCATAGCCGCCCATCCAGCCTTGGTTGGGGTCGTCATAACCACCGGGTTTGATGGTCATTCGGACCTTGGCCACAGTGCCCTTGGGGATAAGGTCGAAGGATTGCTGATGTTCAGCGTCGTTGAAATCGTTCCATGCGGACATGAGTTACTCCTGATTGAATTGAGATTGGGGTTGGTTCGCCTGGGTGGCCGTGGCGCACTTGTCGATGAGCGCACGCAGGTTGGGTGGCTCCTGCAGATCCAGCTGGCCAGAGCGGTCCTTGGCGGGGTAGCCGTAGGGGTTGAGCGTGTGGGTGATGAAGGCGCGGTAAGACGTGCCGTCCTCGGCCTTGATCTCGGCCAGGGTCACCACTTCATCCACGATGCCGGGCAGCTCAGCGGCTGTCTTGGCACCCTCGATCTGCGGCACGAACACCTTGCGGTTGAAGTCATCGAGCTTCTCGTCGAGGATGGCGACGAACACGACATGCTTGCCCCGGGCATGCTGCAGGTGGGTCAGTGCAGTGAGCATTTCCTGGCCCAGCAGGCCGTAGGCCCCGCGGGTGTCGGGCTTGCCGGTGCGCTCAGACATGGCCTGCGGCTGGACTTTCGCCCAGATGAGCGCCAGACGTGCCAGCACCGTGATGCTGTCGACGAAATAGGTGTCGTACTTGGCCAGTTGGGCTGGGTCACCGTAGCGCTCACACACATGGTCGAAGTGAGCCTGTGAGTACGGGGCCTCAGCGGGCAGTGCCGGGTTGGGGCCAGCCAGGAACACCACCAGGTCGCGGAACTCTGGCCAGGTTTGTGGCCGCAAGGTGTCGCCCTGCCAGTCACGCACAGCCAGATCACCAGCCTCAAGGTCGACAAACAGCGTTCGGTCCTCGGGCAGAGTCTTGAGCTGGGTGGTTTTGCCGATGCCGGACTTGCCCAGAAGCACCAGCTTGACGCCGCTTTTTTCTGCAAGGCGAGTAGACGCGGAGATGATTGGCAATCCCATCACACACCTCCTTCGTCACGACTGAGCTCGAACGTGGCCTTGCTCGCTTCGACTGTTCGTGCATCTGCAAACTGCTGTTGCAAGGCAGGCGGCCAATTGGTGTATCGTGACTCGGGCACCGCGAGCTTGACGTCGAGGTAGCTCTCCACGGACTCGCCAGATGCCACGATGCGCTCGGCGATGGCCTTGAGCTTTTTCTGGTCCCAGGACACCTTCTTGGGCAGCTCGAATTTGACATGCAAGCCATCGACATTGAAGTGGGCTGTGCCAAAGTCGCGGGCGGTGTCACGCAAAGCTTCACGTCCTTGGATACCGAAGCGCTGGTCCAGGGCCAAATCCACTTTTGTGCGGGCACTCTTGAGCCAGGCAATGGCCTGATCCAGGTTGGTGTCAACTTCGTAGATTTGATGGGCTGGCAGCTTGGCCAGTTGTGCGACAGACATCTCGGCGATGTCGGCGGGGAAGATAGACAAATCGTTCATAACCATCTCCCTCAGGCCATCGCGCGTTCGGCGGTCGACTCGTGCAGCGCGCTGTACTCGAAGTCGAGGATGGCTTCCAGCGGATAGCTGACCCGCTTGGAGAGCTTGAGGTACCGAGGGCCACGACCCTCGCTGCGCCAGCGTTGCAGCGTCTTGGGGCTAACACCCCAGCGCTGGGCCAGTTCGTTTTCGTTCAGGACCCGGCGGTCGCCGGGTGCCATGGTGTTGATCGCCGGGTAGGACGACCGGGTTTGGGGGCTTGCCGTAGCTGCCATGAGACTCTCCTTTGAGGCTGTTGAGGAACAGGTGTCATTGGAGATTTCGAGTGGCGAACTTACGAGGGAGCGATTGGCGAACTGAGCGAAAACTTCCAGTTCGCCAATGCGGTCAAGAGTGCAAATCGGCGAGTACATGGCTCGCCGTCTGGGGGGAATCGGCTACGTCCCGATGCTGAAATCTTTCAGGTGAATGTCTCTGGTCGACCCTGAAGAGACAGCCGGGTTGCCAAATCGTAGGTCGGTGATGCAACTAAAGGAGCCCGTCGACATCTGCGAGCGTACTTACGGTATCCGCCATCAGGCCGTCGTTCTGTTCGGCCATCCGATCAACTACACTTCTATGTGCGCCGCTGTATACAGATTTGCACCTACTGCACACGTCGCCATTTCGAATAACAACCTCGAATTTGGCATCATAGGGATAGAGAAAAATGCGCAGATCAGAATTTGAAAAACGGGTAGCTCAGCGCGATCACCTTTCGGCAGTCGACGTGCTTGGCACATTTGATTTCAGCACCGCGGTGATCTACTTGAAATCACTTGTCGCTGCAGATATTGACCGCACAAGAACAGCACTTAATGAATTCAGGCCCACATGGAATGATGGCAAGCCAAATTTGATGTCGGGGCAGCAATTCACCGCCTTAGCAAAGGCACAGCCTTTGGTCGTGCACGAGTACACCCATTTCGTCGATTCCACCTCCACGCTATGGGGGTTTCGACATCTACTAACAATGAGCGAGGCCTATAGCTCCATAAATTTTGATGAGGGGAATTATTACAAAGCCAGGGAATTTTTCAACCATACACGAAGCATCAGGCTACCGAACTACTATACCGTTTTGTACAAGGCCCACGAAGGCCAGCCATGGAAATCAAGAATATCAATTGGCCGAATATTTGAAACCAAGGGAAAAATATCAAATCGGCCCATTTTGTTCTCTCAATTTCTCAATTCAGACGAGCAATTGATGGTGCGATCTCCGGTATCAACCGTGTCGATATTGGAAGCATCAGCCATGGCGCAAGAGATAATGAATGTCTCTCGTCTACTCCAGTTGACCGATCCGGAATACAGGATAGTTGAGGACCGAGAGCTTCATCGCAAGACGATGCAATTTCTCTACTCAAAAAACTTTACCGAATATTCCGTCTGCGTTCATATCCTTGCAAACAAAATGGGATGCAAGGATGCACTGGTGGCTTTCGCAATATGTTCGAGATTAACGCGCGTAGCATTGAACTTCCCTGGGATCATATTCGACAAACTCGCAGAAAATTGCCCAGTCGAGGAGGTGCTGAACATCCCCGTTCGGCATGAGTTTTCTAAAGCCATTAGAGACGGACTCCGATGTCGTGATCTCGGAACAATCTACTATCTCCTGTGCAACGCGCTTCCAGCGAACGCCTTTGAGAGCGAGAAGCATGTGAGCCCTGCAGTTGCAACTGCGTTGAAAGTACTTGGCACTTCAGAGGACGAATTATCTGTTGCAGCACAAGCCGAAGCTGAGTTTTTGCTCAAATCGCTTAACGAGACCGAGATTGAAAGCATAAAGACATTGGCGAACGCCGGTTATGAGAATTTCAAAACTATCGGCCTTCAATCCGGGGAACTGGATTTTAGCGAGCTAAATCTGCCTCCCGCACTATTGGGAGATGACACTATTGCAAACATTTTTGCCGGGGACAAGAACTCACTATCGGCCTTCAATGTAGAAGGCTGCTTCTTTGAGCTAGACGACGGTATGTCCTGGGTGACGCGATTTTCCGAGGCTTGTATCTAGTCCCTTAGTTCTGGTCTGTTCACTGAACGACTGCTGTCGACCCAAGCCACAGTTCGGACCAACGCCCTTGAGTGACTCTGTTCAGCTTAAAACGGGTATGCGCCCAGCATGACCGGATGACTATTGATGGCCAGTTGCTGCCCACTGTTGTGCCGGCACCATCAATACGGAAACCCAAACAACCTGCGCTGCACCTCCCAGTCCCGGGGCAACGGGTCATGCCGTCCTCGCAGCGTCTGCAAGTTGAGGTGCCGAGGTTGCTGGCCATCGAGAACGGCTTCGATGATGTCCGGCGCCAGGGTGGTCATGCGCAGCACCTCGGCCACCCATCCATGCTCGACCTTCATCGACATGGACAGGTCACGGATGGTGGCGAACTTGCCCTCATCAAGCAGCTTCTGCCAGTAGAAGGCTTTGCCCAAGGTGCGGATCATGGCAATGTCCTCACCACCCGTCCCCAGGACAGACTGTTCACCCGGTGGTGGCGTCATGACCTTGCGGTTTTGCTTGCGGCGAATGGTGAGCGGCACCATCGTCACGCGTTGCTCGCCGGTGACATAGTTGCGGGCGTCCTGGCCAATCTCGATGCGCACGTTGCGCAGCTTGGGGTTGTCCGGATGGGTGCCAAGGGTGCTACTGGATTTCATGCGTAGATCTCCTCTACTGGACTTCTCGCTTCGTTTACCAATGGGTGACTGCCGATGTCTTCGCCCAGTCCCAGCCAACCATCTTCGCGCCAAAGGATGTCCAGGCCACGATCGTGGAGTTGCACCCGCTCGATCAGCAATTGCGTGATCCGCTGCTGCTCCTTGGGGAACAACTGGTCCCACACCTTACCGATGCGCTGCATGGCCACCACCACATGGGCTTCTTCAAGCTGAGCGCCTTTGGGATGCTTCTGACAAGAGCGCCATGTCGCCAACAACAACTGCGGCGCACGCAACGCCTGTTGGATCTGCTCCAGCACGGCTGCCTCAATATCGGCTGCTGGCAAGGGACCGATATCCGTGACGCCGGGAGACAGTGTGGCGCCTGCGTTGCGCCGCTTGTGCAGGTAGGGGACGTAGTAGCGGTACAGCCGTCCATTTTTCTTGCGCGTGTAGCTGTGGATCATCAGTTGGCCATCGGGCGCATGAAGCAGACCCGCCAGTAGCGCGGGATGCTGGGTAATGCCTTCGCGTGGTCCTTGCTTGCGACGGTCGACAAAGGCATGAACAAGATCCCAAGTGTCCTGGTCAATGATGGCCTCGTGCTGACCCGGGAAGCTGGTGTCCTTGTGTTGAATTTCGCCCAAGTAGATCCGGTTACGCAGTAACTTGAAGAGGTACTGCTGGTCGATAGTACGGCCCTCACGGAACTGGCCATTCTGTGTTAGCCAGGCCTTGGTGGTCCTCCCCTCAATCGCCAGTTCACGCACCAGTTCTGCAGCCGATCCGTGCTCGGCGTAGCGGCGGAATATGTAGCGAACCAGGTCAGCCTCCGGCTCGTTGACCAGCAACTTGCGCTCGACGACGTCGTAACCGAGGGGTGGCGTGCCGCCCATCCACATGCCTTTGGCCTTGCTGGCTGCGATCTTGTCGCGGATGCGCTCACCGGTGACCTCACGTTCGAATTGCGCAAAGGACAGCAGGATGTTGAGCGTCAGGCGGCCCATCGAGGTCGTGGTGTTGAACTGCTGGGTGACGGAGACGAAACTCACGCCATTGCGATCGAGCACATCGACCAGCTTGGCGAAGTCGGTCAGGCTGCGCGTCAGGCGATCGATCTTGTAGACGACCACGATGTCGATGCGGCCTGCCTCGATGTCTGCCATCAAGCGCTTGAGTCCCGGACGCTCCAGGTTGCCACCTGAGTAGCCGCCATCGTCGTAGCCGTCGGGCACGGCCATCCATCCCTCATGGCGCTGACTCGCCACAAAGGCCAGGCCGGCATCGCGTTGGGCTTCCAAGCTGTTGTAGTCCTGGTCGAGCCCCTCGTCCGTGGATTTACGGGTGTAGATCGCGCAGCGTTTGCGAGGGGCGAGCGCCGGGGCTGCAGCGGCAATGCGATTGGGTCTCATGCGGCCTCCCTCTTCTTGGTCTTGAGCCCAAAAAACACGGGGCCAGACCATGGGCAGCCAGCAATGACCTTGGCCACCGCTGTGAGGCTGGTGAATCGCTGCCCGCGATATTCGAAATCACGCATACCGCGCACCAGCACCTGGTGTTCGACATCGTCATACACACGGGTGAGGATGGTTCCGGGCAGCAGGCGATCGGCTTCGCGGCGCAGCCGGGCTGGCAGGAGGCCCGTCTCGCCAATCTCCTCGAGCTTGCGGCGCACTGAACCCTTTAGACCGCCGAATGCGCGTTCCTGAATTTTGTAGGCCAGCCGCGATTCGAGCCATGTCCGGTGGTGGTGGTTCGGGCGCTCATCGAAATGTTGGTCCCACAAGGCCCAGAGGTTGTCCATGGGCAGGTGAGGCAGTTGGGCGACCCTGGCCGCCACGCTGGCGGCGTCGGGTGGTATTGCGTGTGTTGTCATGCGCGAACTCCTTCTTGTTGATAGGGGTTCGTATTGACGCGCTGGTGGCCAGTAAAGCCAAGGCCAACCGCGTCTTTTGCGCCCACAGTGGTCGAAAAGTCACAGGCTGATTCCTTGGCCCGCAGGCGCAGTAGCGCCACTGCGAGCAGGTCAGCGATTTCTTGATGAGGATGGCGCGGCCGATCGGCGTTCGCGTAGGAGGTTGGTTCGTCGTTGTGCATGGTCTGCGTTCCAGTAGAAAACGCTTCTCATGCTAGGGATGAAGGGCACTCCGCGTAACGTGTTTTAGCGGGTATCGGCGGCCTGATAGTAAGTTCGCCCGTCGGAGAACCCGGCCTTGAGCGTTGCGCCGATTGTTATTTGAGAGAGGTCAGTAGCTGCTGAATCGCCGATGCCTTCCAAACGATTCCAATATCAGATTCCTTGTTGATCCGACCGCTATAGATGCCAAGGAATCGAGCGACAGGGCCGTTGTATGCCGCCGAGGAGCCGCCCTCAAGAGCAACCATGCCGCCATTCCGATGTGCGATCACTGGCGAACCTGATTGCCCTGGGCGCGTTCTACAGTCGATCAGTTGAACCGGCAAATTGTCGAAGTCCACGGCAGGTTCGGACGCAAGGAACCCGGTCGCCCATACTCCAAACACACCACCAGCTGTTAGGCCGAATGGGAACCCGATTACGCTCACCGGATCAGCGGGCGTCAGCGCCAAGTTCACCCCTGGCTTGCTCGGGTCATACGGCAACAACTCCACGTCAACAAGCTGTGTCAATCGCAGCGCCACGAAGTCGGCCTTTGGGCCAAGTGTTGGATGTTCATCCCATCGCGGGGCATCCCCCGAGTAAAGTGGTTCAAGTCGAGGGACCCATTGACCGGGAATGCCGTTGCGGTTGTGCATGATAACAACCTCGTTCGGAGTTCCCATTGTCGCGGACAGTGGTTTGCCCGTATTCTGGTCACGGCCGGTGACGTTATGCCGGTTCGTAAGCAGCACCGGACCTACGGGTGACGGGCAAACGAACGCGGTTCCTGTTGACAGGACTTGCCCATTGAAACGCATCTCAATCAACAGTGACTGGGCTGAATGAACAGAGATTTGTGTCTGCATATTGTTAGTTTGGAGAATTGGGTTCTACCGCAATGGGTGTTGGCCTGCTGAAACAAACTGATCGAAGCTGTCCGAGACCTCCTCGTCCTGCCACGACTGATCCCATGATCTCGGTGCGGGGCTCTCAAGCAGCAGTAGCGACAGAACACGGTCCCGCGCGCCGTAGCTGTGCTTGAACTCGGTCAGTGTTATGTCGGAATGCTCGTCTGGACACCACACATCGGCGGGCATGTCGATGCCGTTCCACTCCTGTGCAATGTCAGGGTCGGCAGCCAGCGTTTCCTGCAACGGTTCTTGCGGGTCATCCGTGCGCCGAATGCACGCCCCTGTTTTCTTGGCACTGCTGCTGCGCCACTCATACTTGGCAAAGCCGTTGTCCCAGTAGACCAGGATTGCGCGCTGCGGCGTGAACTTGACGAATCGAATGCACAAGGACTCGAAGGAAACCTGAAAGCGTTCGGCGAGGTTGCTCAGGATGTGCAGGTCAATGCGCCGGTCGGAAATCGCGTCGCGCAGCAAGTCGCCGGGGATCAGCAAGTTGCTGGCGAAGTCGTCCGCTTCGCGCTCAATGGAACGCATGCGGTCAGCGCCGGAATAAACGCTTTCCTTGTCGCAGCTGAAACTGGGCCGCTGGCTGCGGTGCAACACGAAGTGGCCCAGCTCATGGGCAATCGTGAATCGCTGGCGCTGTGCCGGTGAATTGCCGTTGTAGAAGATGCCCCACTCGGCCTCGTCATGGGGGTTGCGCACCAACATGCCTTCGCAGCTGGCCAGGCCATGTGCCATGGGTGCCTTGATTTCACGAACGCCCTGGCCGTAGGGGGTGTCTGGGAGCATCTGACGCACGAGGTCCAGATCGATAGTGTCGGGTGCAGCCCCTCGGTGCCATGCGCGCATCCACTTGTGGATGTTGTTGGCCGCGATGGGACCAGTGAGGGCTTGCACCGTGCTCAAGACTCAGTCTCCGCCTTTGCCCTTGTCCGGAAACGCGATCTGGAGCAGTTGCCGGTAGCGGTCTTTCTCCTCATCGGTCATTCCGGCGTATTCACGGAAGAACTGGACGTCCTCGGGGCTGGCCTCGGGCACGTCCTGCAGAGGCTCACCCATCAC